GATACAACATGTCGGTTGTATCTTGTCATTGCTTACAAAATTCAACGCACGTCGTTGTTTTTTGTCTGGTGACATGTTACAAGCGAATTTTCACAACCTCCTTGGCGATTATAAACTCAATTACAGTATATTCAATAATACAATTAAACCTACCAGCTTCCTCAATGTTAGTTATCGTATTCCGGCAGACATAGCTGCTTTTATATCCGAATCCTATGTGCAAAAAACTGGCTCCCCACCCATTATGACACATAATGATTTAATCGGCACGTCCGTTTCCATTGTACCAATAAATACTATATATGATCTTGACAAATCCTTCAAATATCTTGTTTTCTCCGACGAGGAGAATGTTTTAGTCCCGAATTCAACCACTATAGTTAAATTTCAAGGTTGTCAAGCTCAGCATATTCGTATTGTTCGTCTTCATCGTAATCCTCAACATCCCTTATTCAACGACCCGTATATAGTCAATACCGCACTCACCCGTCACACCCATTCTCTTACGTATTATTGTCTTGCTACTATTACATCTGATCTTTTGTATGATTCTATACTTCGAATACAAGCTATACCACAATCTGAATCTGTTAAACATATTGTTTTGCGCGCTGGTGGTGTCGACCATGCTGATTTTATTTCTCCTTTAGTTAGTGATATCAATTATTTTGGTAAATATTCGAGAGATATGAAATCAGTATATTTTTTAAATACTATCGGACAAATTTATGACTTACACAAGCAAGATGTTGCTTACGTATGTGTAGATCCCGTTATATTTAAAAGGTACGACCCCACCATGGTGTATAAATTAATTTTGGTTAATCGTTTTAGTAAAAACGTTCGTATAGTAGCAAAACAATGTGACGCAAAAGTTTTTTCCACTGTTACCGATTTCTTCTTTTCCAATGCGCTATTTGATGAACCGTATTCCGAATTTCTTCCTCTTTCTTGCCAGGTCGATAATTATGCCGATTTCTTTTATCATTTCGTCCCTATTTCCATCGAATACGTCCAAAACTTGTTGTCTTCTATAATTGGTATTCGCACTTTCGACGAAGTTATGTTCGATTCTTATTTGGTTAATTCTATTGGTAATCTCGATTTGTTTGTTGATCGCGAAGTTTCATTTAATGTCATTAAAAATTTTTCACGCGTACCAGAGATATGCAATTTATCTCCACATCTACACGCACCTATACCCACTCGTCGCGGGCAATTTTTTAATGAAACATTACTCGCAGCAATTAAACGGAACTTTCTCGTCCCGAATCTGCAATTGTATGTCGATGTCGACGCACAGGCTGATTTGATGGTTAAGAACTTTCTCTTCAAGTGTTGTAAAAACTTCGAGCGCGTCAATATTTCACCTTCAATGTCTCAAACTCAAGCTTGGTTGCAAAAGCAAGGCATCACTATTAGTAATTTGTTACAACAGTCCGCTCTCGTTGTGGATACACCCGGTAATATTTATGATTTTAGTATTAAATCTTCTCCCAAGAAGGTTTTTCCAGATTTTATTGATATTTACCCCGCTTTGCAAACAATCTCTGCACATCCAAAAAACATAAATGCATATTTTTCCCCTTTGTTCTGTATGTACAGAGATAAAATTCTTTCCGTTTTAAATAACAATATATGCATTTTTACCAAGCTTGACATCGATTCTTTGGCAAATCGTATTCCAAATAGAATTATGGGTATGCAAAAAGTCGAACTTGATATTTCCAAATATGATAAGTCCCAATCACTGTTAGCTCTTCTAGTAGAATATAAACTTATGCGAACATTCGGTTTTTCAAAGTTGGATTGTGATGTATGGTTCAACATGCGTCATTATTGCCATTTTTCTTCCACTGCAACAGGTATTAAATTTGATGTTTTGTATCAAATGAAATCTGGCGTCGCATCAACATTTATTAGCAACACTTTGCACCAGATGTGCGTCCTCTTTTCAGAATGGCATCCTAGTCCGGATTCCTTTTCTCTGTTCTGCGGAGATGATTCACTTCTTTTCGATCACCAATTCTCACGCGATGATTTGCAACTTTATCGATTTTCCACAATATATAATTTTGATATTAAACGTTTTAATTATCAATCTTTGTACTTTGCGGGGAAGTTTATTTGTTATGACAATAATCGTTTCGTGGTAGTTCCTGATCCTATCAAATTTTTGTTTTCTTTATGTCGATCTGATGTTCCAAATTTCTCGATGCTTAAGGAAATTGCTGTTTCCTACCTTTCTCTTTTCACACCGGATTGTTTTACCACAAATATTTCCAATATTGTCAACGATGGTTTAGTAGAAAGGTATAAACTGCATGTTTCTTTTCGTCATTTTTATATGTCCATACCGTTCATTTTGACCAATTTTACCGATTTCTTCTTTGTTGATCCATCTGCAAAAATTGACGAGTCTGTCCGCATAAATTTGTAATTTCTAATTAGTTGTTTTCGTTTTAAAATGTTTTCAATTATCATTGTGTCTCTCGTCGGTTATGTTTATTCTTGGCGACCAACTGATTTGTATAATGCATCACTTCCTTATGATTCATTATCACTTTTTCCTCGTTCTCAGCATTTTTCTTCTTCGGTCTTGTCAACTGGTGTATGTGAAATTGTCGATTATTCTCGCGATTGTTTTCAAGTTTTTGATATATCGTTTCTCGACAGTTTTATTACTACTCCTAGTTGTCCTTCAACACCTTCTTGTCCGTATCGTAAAATGCTTGTTTCGGGGAACGGTAACAATCGTCAGTTTCTTTGTTACCCCGTTATTGTTTTATCCTCCGGTACTTGTACCTTCTATCGTTTGGATTTTATTGCATCATCTTATCAGTTTACCAACACGC